CGGCCATGCCCCGGCCGATCATCACGCCGACCTCGTCACGGAACACGCGTGACGGCGAATGGATGCCGAGCTTGTCCTTGACCCAGTTGAGCGCGTCCTTGGCGGCGTTGACGGCCGCGTTGACGAGGGTGCCGGCCGCCGAGGCGACGCCGCTGGCGATACCCTTGATGATGTTCATGCCGACGCTGCCCCAGTTCACCGACGTGAAAGCGTCCCAGATGCTTTTCACGATGGCCGGGATCTTACCGATCAGCTGCGGTATGGCGCTGGCCAGGCCGTTGGCCAGGGTGACGAGGATCTGCACGCCCGTCTGCAGGATCTGCGGCAGGTTCGCGGCTATTGAACTGGCGAGGTTGCCGATGATGGTGGGTGCCTGCGCGATGAGCTGCGGCAGCGCGTTCATGAGGCCCTGCACGAGGCCGAGGAGGAGCTGCATGCCGCTGTTGAGCAGCTGTCCGACGTTGGATGCCAATCCGGAGACGAGCGCCATGATCATGTTGAGCGCGGCCGGCAGCAGCGTAGGCAGTTGCGAGGCCAGCCCGTTGACCAACGTGGTGACGATGAGCACGGCGGTGGTCATCAGCTGGGGTGCGTTCGTGCTGATCGCGTTCATCAGCGCGGTGAGGATGGCCGCGCCCTGCGCGAGCATGGCCGGCAGGCTGGCGGTGATCTGCATGTTCAGCTGCTGCAGCAGTGTCGGCAGTTGCGCGGACAGCTGGCCTATCATCGCGAACAACTGCCCCTGCATGCTCTGGTCCAGCATGCCGAGACCCGCGACCAACGCGGCAATGATGCCGGCTATGCCCATGTACTTCATGAAATTGCCGGGGCTGAAGAACGAGCCGAACAGGGAGCCGATCTTGCCCAATCCGGCCTGCAGTTTCGGACCCACGATGTCGCCGATGCCACCGAACACGTCACCCAATCCGGATACGACCGGACTCATGGCGGATTTCGCCTTGCTGGCCACCGATGACAGTCCGGATACGAGCTTGCTGTCCGAGATCTTGGAGAATATGCCGCCGAAGCCGTTGCCGACTTTGGAGCCCAGCACCTTGATGTTCGAATCGAATGCGCTGGTGAGCTTTCCGAATCCGACACCCAGCCTGTCCGCCACTCCGGCGACCGACTGGCCCACATCGGAGCCCGCGATCTTCGCGCCGAGCAGTCTGAACGGGCCCGTGAGCTTGTCCGCGCCCTGCCGGATGCGGTTGACGGCCGACACGAACGGGTCGCCGTCTACGGCGAGAGCGTCGCGGATATCCTTGTTGAAATACGATTTGAACTGCTGCAGGCCCGTCAGGCTCGACTGGAGCTGGCCGGGCATCTGCTTGAGCTTTCCGGTGAGCTGGCCGATCCCGCCGTCACCGAGTTTGCCGAGCGTGTCGAACACGTTGGTGATCTTGTCCACGTTGCCGCCGACCCCGGCGAACAATGCGAACGCTCCGGCCAATTGGCCGAGACTGCCGACGATGTCCTGAACGGTGATGCTGCCGTCCTGCAACCCCTGGCTGAATTGCTCGATGAGCTTGACGGCCCTGTCCACATACGGGGTGAGCTTGCCGTTCAACTGCTCCACGAACGGTGTGAGCTGGCTTGAGAGCGCGTCCACGGCCGGAATGGCCGCGTTGAACGTCTTGCGCAACGATTCGAGCGCCAGCTTGCCGGGGCCTTCGCCCAATCGGCTGAGAGCGGCCTTCACGTTCGCCAAAGCGCCGCTGAACGTGTCGCCGGCAGCCAATGCGGCTCCACCCAACCCTTCCTGCATGGCGTCGGCGAAGGTCTGGAAGTCGATTTTGCCTTTCGAGACCATGTCGGACACGTCTTCGGAGGTGGTGTTGAGGTGTTTGGCGAGCATTTGGAGGACGGGCACGCCGGAGCTCATCAGTTGGAGCATGTCGTCGCCTTGGAGTTTGCCTCGTGCGGCGACGGATCCGAAGATGGTGCCGATGTCGGTGAGTGATCGGCCCGAGATTTGCGCGGTGTCGGCCACGGTCTTGAGGACCTTGGTCATCTGCTCGCCGGATGCGATGCCGGCCGCCGATAGGCTGGCGGCCACGGTGGCGGCATCACCCAATCCGAACGCGGTGCCCTTCACACTGGCGAGCGCGTTGTTCATGATCTCGCTGACGCTGTTGGCGTCGTGGCCGAGGCCTTTGAGCTTGGCTTGCGCGTTTTCGATGTTCAGGGCGCGGGTGAAGCCGCCTTTTGCGGCGAGCGCGGTGACGCCTCCGGTGATGGTGCCGATGGCGCCGAGTCCGAGTTTGCCGATTTTGCCGAATGCCTTGCCGAGGGTGCCGGTGAGGCTGCCTCCGCTTTTCCTGGCTGCGGTGTCCACACTGCCGGTGATGTCGCCTTCGAGGGTTTTGCCGAAGTCCTTGCCGGAGGGTGCCACCTGCACGTATACGGTGCCGATGTCCTGTGCCATCGGGGTCCTCCATCCTGATAGTGGTGTTGGCTCCCCGATGGCGGTCGGGGCTAGTCGGTGATGTGGAAGCGTTGCTTGAGGAGTTCGCGGCGTTCGAGTCGTTCCTTACGCGCTTGGCTGGTTTCCAATCGCGTCGGCGCGAACGGGTCCGCGTGCCTGTCCGTCCAGGGTCGCCAGCCTTCGCGTTGCAGCCTGCCTTCGAGTTCGAACATGTCCCACATGGCGATTTCGGCCCCGGTGGGCGTGTACGTCCAGCCGGCGAGCGCCGCGAAACAATGGCTGGTATGGTTCCTGAGGATCTGTCTCGTGAGCCGCCATGCCTGGCCGATGCCGTAGTTGGCTTTGGGTTTCCTGTCCGCGGGCGCGTTGAGCCATTCGGCGAGCGTGACGGGCTTCCATGTGGTGTGGTATGTGGCGAGCCAGTCGGCGTCTAACGCTTCCCTGTGATTGGCGTGGAGGGCACTGAGGTAAACGCTTTTGGGTCGAGGCCGGATTGTTCGGCCCAGGTGCGCACGGTGGCGGTGAGCCATGCCATGGCGTGGCCGGTCTTGCGCAACGCGTTCCAATAGTCCGGACGCAACTGTTGGAAGTAGGCGAGGAACGCGCTCATGGCGAGCGCGGTCTGTTCGTCGGAGAGCACCGGCTGGCTTTTGATCAGCAGGATCACGTTGACGAGGTCAATGGGCAGGTCGGCACTGTTGAGGTTGGGCAGGTCGAGTTTGACGCCGAGAACGTCGAGGTGCACGTCCTCCAGCTGGTCGTCGTCGTTGATGATGGGTTCGACCTTCGCGTATTGGTTGGTCATGGCGGTCTCCTTGATACGGTTTTTCTTTTTTGCTGGTTTGGCGGTCGGATATGAGGTTCCCCGCATCGGGACCGCCATCCTGGATGCGGGGAAGAATCAAAAGCCCCGCGGGTGAAGAGCGGAGTCCCGCGGGGGAGGAAGCTGGTCAGGCTTCGGCCGCGGCTTCCGCCGTGGCGTTATGGGCTGCGGTGGATGCGGACGGTTCCACGACCATTCCCCACGCATGCCACTGGTAGCCGTCGCTGCCCTTGAACGTCTTGAGCGTCATGTTGTACTGGAGCAGGTCGGTGGATTTGAGGGGGATGTCGTCACGGTCGGAGACCTTGATCTTCTCCGCGTAGATGACGATGGGACGTTCCTTCTGGTCGATGCCGGCGATGACCATCGACATGGTCTTGGAGGTAGACGCATCCTTGACGTGGATGCCTCCATCCTTGTCCACGGTGGAGTTTGTGTAGAGTTCCACGACGCTCTTCTTGCCTTCGAGCGCGGAGAACCGGAACGTCCAGTAGCCCGGATCGGTCTCCGAATACACCACGTCGCCGTTGTGGCCCTTGATCTCGGTCTCGTCGCCCGGCTCCGGGTGGATGGTGGTGCCGTCCTCGCTGTTGTAGCCGATGGGCAGCTTGTTCGCCGACGGCGTCCAATCGGCGCCCGCCGGTTTCGTGTATGTCTCGCCTTCGCCGAACAGGAACACTGCGTAGTCCTTGACGGCGCGCACGAGTTCGGCGTTGTTGCCTGAGCTGATGTAACTGTTGTCAGCCATGATGATCGCCTTTCAAAACGAATCGTTGGAATTATGGACTGCCTCAAACGGTGTTCGTCTGAAGCAGGAGAATCAGATACGAGTAGATGCAGCCGTTCTCGTCGGTCATGCGAACCGGCCCGGAATCATGCTCGATGCTGATGATCGGAATCGGAGGCCACAAGCCGGTCAGATACAGTTCGATGCTGCTGGCAAGCTCGTGCGAGGCGTCGAGGTCACCGGTGCCGTCGTCCCTACGCACCCAGATGGAACAACGGACGCGCACGTACTGGCTGATGGGTGTTGCCTTCTGCTGCGGTTCCGCCACGATCACGCATTCGGATTCCGAATTGTTCCTGCTGCGCAGCGTGCCGAACACGACATCCGGGAAGCGTTCGCGCAGCAGGTTCAGCAGGATTCGTTCCAAACGGGGTGTTCTGGTGGGAGGTTGGAACACGCTCATGCGACCACCTTGCCGATCATCTGCGTGAGCACGCCATGAGCGCCCTCCACCGCGGCCGGACAGGTGGCCACCACGTTCGAACGGTCGGTGTCCTCGTTGCGGTACACCTTGATGGACGGATGCACTTCGGCCATGCCCTCCATCTGCTCCTGCACACTGTCCATGACCGGTTTCACGGCCTCGTGCAGCACCTCGGAGCTGAACGCATTGCGGTTGAGCACAACCTTGACCTTTTTCGCCATTTTTCACCCCTCCCTGACGAACGCGTTGACCACGTCGCCGATATGAAGCCCGTGCCTCCACCATTCGAGCGGCGGCCCGTCCACCATCAACGGTTTGCCGCGCACCACGAGGCAATCCGTGTCCAGGATTCCCGTGGGCTCCCCGCGGAAATACAGGGTGAAACGGCGGGCCACGCCCTGCGAGTCCGCGCCCGGGGACTGCGAGGCCTCCACCGGCTCCACGAAACCCATGAGCGTGGCCACATGCCGCATCTCTCCCTGCACCGGGTTCCCGTCGGCATCCATTTCGGCCGCGCCACGATACACGTCAACACGTTCCATCAGACCACCTCCCCGGATGCCATGTCGATGCTGAAGGCGCGCTGGCCACCCAAGCCGAGCACGGTGAGGTAGTCGTTGTTCCATCGCAGGTAGCCGTCCGGCGAAGCCCACGAGTAGGAGTTGGAGAAGGGGCCGGTGGTCTCGGTGTTCTGCGTGACGCCCGTGGGCACGCCGGACACCTGCTGCTCCATCGCGGTGCGCACCATCTGGCAGCACACAATCTCGAGGCCGCGCCGATGCGCCGTCCACCACGATTCCTCATGGGTCTCGGGGTAGACGGACACGTGGTTGCGGATGCTCTCGCTCGCATCGAGCAGTAGCTCGTCCGCCTGCGCCTGTTCGTCGGGGGTGAGCGTGTGCCAGCGTTTCTCCAGATCCTCGTACGTGGCGAACGGATTCGGCTGTTCGTCGGCCATGATGGAGCTCCTTTAGCCGATGACGCCGGCGGTCCTGAGCGAGCCGATGAGCGTGTTCAGCTGCCGTTTCGTCTCGTTCAGTTCGGCCACCACGGTGTCGAACTCGGCCTTGGTTGGCGCGGCGCCGGCCGAGACGGTTGCGTCGGCGGCGGCCACGTCGGCGACGGCCGTGCCCTTCTTCACGCCTCCGAAAGCGGTGAACGGCGTGCCGTCCGGGTTCCACAGGCGCGCGGGCACGTCCATGGCACCGGTCTTGTGTTTCTTCCTGCCTGCCGGCTGGATGATGAAGTCCTGGGTGAACGCGCTCATCAGGCACCTTCTTCCGTGGAGGTCTTGAGCACGGCGAACGCCTTAGGTTCGATGACCGCGTAGGAGAACATGGCCTCGGTGCGGTAGGCGATCTGGTTGTGGGCTTTGAGGTCGACGCCGGTCTGGTCGGGGTCGCCGTAGGGGATGATCTCGGACGTGATGTCGCGCACCATGCCCCATTTGATGAGGCTGAAATCGCCCATGATGGCGAGCACGTGGGTGGGTGTCTTGGCCTTGGCCCCGTTGACGGTGGCGCTGGTGGCGGCCTTGATGCCGTCGAGGGTGCCGACCTGCAGGTTGAGCGGGATCTCCGGGTAGTAGCGCATGCCGGTGGCGGGTACGCGGATCTTGCGCAGGCGGGAGGCCCACGTGCGGCTGATGGCGATGCCGTTGATGTCGTAGGTCTCGTTGAGCTGGTCGGCCAGGTTGTCGACGTTGGTGATGTCGTCGTCTCCGGCGGTGACCTGCATGGCGCGGGCCGTGAGCGCGTCGAATCCGGTGAGGGGTTCGCCGGTCTTGGGGTTGATGGCGTGGTAGACGACGTAGTCGAGGGCGCGGCCGATGGCCTCGGCCTGGTCGGCCTGGATGGACTGGATGATCTGGAAGCGGTTGTCCTCGTCGGCCCATTTGAGCTCGTTGGTGACTCGTGTGGTGGTCTGCACCTTGAACGTCTTGCCGCTCACGTAGTTCAGGTCTTGCTCGTAGGAGCTCTTGGTCTGGCCTTCGGCGGTCACGTCGGCCTCGGCGGCGCCGTTGAAGATCATGTATTCCTTGTCGGTGAAGATCTGCGGGCTGCTCGGGGACAGGGCCGCGATGGTCGATGTCTCCTTGACCTTGTTGACGACGGCCGTGGCGACGGTCTTGGGCAGGTGGAGTTTGCTGGTGTCCATTGCCATGATGTTGTTCCTTTCTGGGGGATGATTGCGTTTAGAGGTTGGAGAACAGGTCGTCGGCCCATGCGCGTTCGTCGGCTCCTGCGGCCTTGCCGTCGGGGGTCTTGCCCTGGTTGGGCATGCCCTTGGGCTTGGGGTGCGCGTACTGGTCGATGGCCTTCGCGTTCGCGGTCATGGCCTCGAGCGTGTCGCCGTGCAGCAGCGAGGCTGGCACTCCGGTCTCCTTGGAGACCTGCGCCTTCCACTCGTTTCGTTGTTTCTCCGCCTCGTAGGCGGCGTTGGCGGCTTCGAGTTCCTTGATGCGTTTGGCGGCCTTCTCGGCTTCGGACAGCTGCGAGTCCTTGAACTGTTGCAGTTCCTCGGCGGCCTTGCTGTTGTCCTTGGCGCGCTGCTCCCATTTGCGCGAGTGGGCGCGCTGCTCCTCGAACTTCGCCTTCCAGTCGATGTCCTCGCCGGTGTCGGCCGGGTCTCCCGTTGCGGGGTCGCCGGAGCCGCCTTCGCCCGCGCCGGAATCGATGAGACGAAGGTTGTTGCGGAATCGGTGCCAGTGCGGCATGTCGTGCATGATGGTTCTCCTTTGTGGTTGATGGGCCCGTTCCGGGCATAAAAAACCACCCGTGCGGGTGGTGTGGAGTGGCGGGTGCAGGATTCGAACCTGCGTGGCGTGATGCAGCCGATTTACAGTCGGCCCCGATCGGCCTCTCTGGCAACCCGCCGTATGGTAGAATCGAGGTAACGGGGATCCCACGTAACCGGCTCTTGAGACCGGCACATAATCCGGGGGGTTATCCCCGTTCTTCTATTTCAATACGATTTGGTGGAATCCTTCCGAGTCGAACACCCACAGCTCTTTGATGTGGGATTCATGACGGGCGTTGTACAGCGACAGTTGGTTGACGAACTTGTCGGGCAGTTTCGTGCTTCCGAAGTCCAGTACAAACACGTCCTTGACAACGCCCTGTTCGACGCCGCCGACGACGGCGTCGTTGATGCGTTGGGCCACGTTCCTGTATTTCAGGCTTGCCGGTGATTTCAGTTCGGCGTCGCATTCGTGGCTCAGCCAGTGGAAGTCGTTGCTGGGCTTGCCATCATGGCTTTTCGGTATCCACTCGTATTCCTCGCCCAGCTTCTGGAACTTCTCGAGGAACACGATCTCGTGCCGTTCGAGGATTTCCCTGCTCGGGTCGACGCCGACGGCGAGCTGGCGCCGGTACCAGGATTCCGCAGTGCCTTTTGGCTCTCCCTTCATTGACAGGAGTCTGACGGACTGCTCCCACGGCATGGTCGGCGTCGGGTAGACGCCGTCCGTGAACGCCATGGGATTGTCCCGGCGCATGCGCTTGAGCTTCTCCCGGTAGTCGCCGCCTCCCTTGCTGGCTTCCTGCCACATGGCGGTGAGCCGTTCGGGGTTGTATCCGGCGAGTGTCTGGCGGCCCCAGCTGGGGACGATCTGGCAGTCGCAGTCCCGGTGGTATTGCATCTCCAAGCCTGCCGAGTCCTCGCTCAGGTAGGTGAAGCCCCGTGATGCGAGCATGGTGCAGAACGCGCATGTCCTTGCTCCACGCGGCACTCTTGCCCATCGTGGTTTCGACGGGTCGATGCGCATGTTGCGTTGGGTGGTCAGGCGTGCGGCGGCGTTGACCATGTCGGCGACGAACTGCATCGCGTCATCCGGGTTGCCCAGATCGGGCCACAGGTCGTCGATCGTGAGTCCCGCGCGCGACTGCCCGTTCTTGACCTGCGTGTAGGTCAGGCCGTTGTAGTCGGTGTTGTTGAAGCCGCCCTGCACCTGCCAGAGGGCGCGGTCGGGGTCGATGAGCCGCGTGTGGTCGAAGTCGTCGAGCCGGACGCCCGCGTATTCGCTCCACAGGCCGCGCACGGTGTCGTAGTATTCGTTCGCCAGCTGGGAGGCGTCTCGGGAGAAGTCGCGGATCGCGTCCTTGACGTTCAAAGGGTCGCGGTCGACCATGTTCTCGATGACGTCGGCCGCGCTCTCCCTGAGGTTGTCAAGGTCGGTCTGGTAGTCCCTGTACGCCCTGTCCAACAGCGGCTGCAGTTCCGGCGGGGCCTTCGGATTCGCTGCCATCAGCCGCCTCCGTGTCCTGCGGGTTCATCCGCTGCTGTCTGAGCTGCTCGATGTTCCTCTGCGCCTTCATCCGCTGCTGGTAGGCGCGGAACGATTGGAGCTCGCCGGCCGTGAGTCCGAGCTTGGCCAGTCCCACGTCGGAATCCGCCCAGTCGCCGTTCACGCCGGCGACCTTCGTGTAGTAGTCGGCGCGCGCCGCGTCGCTTACTTCGCGGGTCGGCGCCCACAGGGGGCGGATGCCGGTCAGGTCTGGCGGCTGCGGGCTGTTGTCGCGCAATTGCACGGCCATGCCCATGGCGTTGAGGAGCTGGCGGGAGAACATGCGGTTCTGCCGGTTCGCGGTGCGCGTCAGCTGGTTCTCGGCGGCGGCGAGCGCTTCGGCGCTGGTGGGGTTGGCCAGTCGTATGCCGAGTTGTTCGGGTGGGATGTCGGTTTCGGCCGAGGCGAGCATGGCTATGGTTTCGAGCATGTCGCCGTGGGGTTGCATCGATGCCTGGGAGACCTGTTTGAGTTCGGGGATGTCGCCGTTGATGTCGCGGCTGATCGCGTTGATGCTGCTGACGAGCGCGCTCCACGTGTCCTGTTGGAAGGATTCGCTGCTCAGGCCGAGGAACCATATTTTTGGGACCGAGTAGAATTCGGCGGACGCTTCCATGCGGACCATGGTGCGCATGGCCATGTCGGTCAGGTTCATGAGGGCGCGGTTGATGCGTGAGCGGCCGAAGGGGCGGTCCATCTGCTTGTCGTAGACGATGGGCACCACGGCCACGCGGTCGAGCCGGTTGTATTGGGGTTCCGCTTCCCACCCGTATCCGGTTTTCATGCAGGCGTAGTTGCGGCCGGGCAGCCATGCGTTGAATGCGGTGATGTTGCCCCATTTGTCGCTGTCGGTGATGGTCAGCGCGGCTTTGATGCGTCGGCGTTCGTTGTCCCATAGTGCGGCGGACCAGTCGGCCGAGCGCGGGGTGATGAGGATGCGCTCGTTGTCGTCCGGGTCGTAGTCGATGGTCAGGAAGCTGCAGGAGTGCTTGTAGCAGCTGATGACGGCCTCGCTCATGTCGGTTTCGAGCTCGTTCATGCGCATGATCTCGTCGATGCCGTGGTTGTCGGCCCCGGCGGCGGTCTCGAATCCCTCGAACACGCTCTTGTCGGCGAGCGCGCGCACGCTTTTCTGTGGCCAGCCGACCACGACGCCGGCTTTCTGGGCGACGATGTTCGGGATGCTGATGCCGAGGTTGTTGAATCGTTGTTTGGCGTCGTAGAACGCGGAGCGTAGCAGGTTGCGTGGGTATTTGTTGCGCCAGAGTTCCAGTAGGCGGGTGATGTCCGTCATGTCGTTGTCGGGTACGTTGGCGATGTGTGTCACGGACGAGGAGCCTGTGGACAGGTAGGGGTTGCCGAAGCTGATGGATTGTTCGCTCATCCGATCATGACCTCCTGTACTCGGTCCGGGTCTCGTTTGGTTATGGTGGTGCCGTAGAGGGCGAGCGTGCATGCCACGAGCGGGCTTATGTCGATGTCGCTGCCCATCGGGTTCCATCCGACGGCGCCGGATTTGCCGATGCTGCGTGTGGTGGCGTTGGCCACGGCCGTGGCGAGCGCCGGTGCTTTGTCGTCCGGCAGGTGGGTGAGTTTGCCGTCTCTGAGCATGTCGAGGAATTTGCCGCAGGCGCGGCCCATGTCGCTGTAGTTGGTGACGATGACTTTCACGTGCCGGGCTTTGAGGTCGGCCAGCAGGCTCATGGCGGGTGATTGCGAGTCGATGGCCACGCTTGCTGTGCGCGGCCAGTGGTCGGCGATGTAGTCGACCGCCCATTGGGTGCCTTTGGATTGGGTGGACTCGAAGCGGCGCAGTTCGATGTGCGCGGTGCCGTCCCTGTGGTTGACGGCGCCGCCGATGGCCAGCGAGCTGCGGTCGGGTTTCATGTCGAGCGCGTAGCCGATCAGTCCTTTGATGTTGGGTGTGTCGGTGGCGGCTTTCGTCCATTGTTCGGGGTTGATGGCCCGATTGGTGGCGGTTTCGTCCCAGATGCCCAGTGCCTCGCGGCGGAAGCTGTCCTTGCCGAGCTGGCGTTGCATGCGCAGCATGCTGGTTTCGCTGGTGCGGCGCGGGAAGCTCGGGTTGGCTTTCCTCCATTGGGCGCGGTCGTCGCTGTCGGCGTCGCGGTCGGCGGAGAATTCCACGTAGAGCATGTCGTCCTCGCCGGCGAGCGCCTGGCGGCGGCGTTCCGTGAACGCTTCGCCGGGGTCGGCGGGGCGCGGTGGGGTGCCGATGTAGAGGACGAGCGCGTTGGGGCTGGTGTTGGTGGCGGGCACCATGTCGCTGATGGCCTGTTCGGTCAGGATCTGTGCTTCGTCGAACACGATGATGTCTACGGCGTCGTTGCCTCGGGCGAATCCCTGGGCTCGTGCGCCGAACAGTATCTTGCTGCCGTTGGCGAAGGTGATTTCCTGCATGCCGTTGCCGCCGCGCACGCCGTCGGTGCGGCCGGAGTGGTCGAGGTATCCGATGAGCGCGGGGTTGCGTACCAGGGTGCGCACGTGGTCGAACGTGTTGCTGTTGGTGCGGTTGTGGTGCGCGGTCCAGATGACGGTCAGGTTCGGGATGAGCGTGCACAGGATGACCACGAGGCTGGAGACGGTGAAGGTCTTGCCGGTCTGGCGGCAGATGCTCAACACCACGCCGCCGACGGAGGCGGCGAACGTGCCGTCTGCTCTTCGGCCGAGGATGAGCGTCAGCAGTCCCTGCTGCCAGCGGTCGTAGCGGATGCCGCATGCTTTGGCCCTTTTGTTGACCTTGGGGAACATGCTGGTGACGATGCCGGAGGGCATGACGATGTGGCGTGCGACCTCAGATAGCTTCGGGTCGGAATTCTCCGTCATCGTCGTCCTCCGGATCTTCTTGCGTCGTCATGCCTTGTGCGGGGTTGCCTTCGAGCCGTTCGATTTCGCGGGTCAGGGCGAGCAGCTGCTTGCTGATGCCGGTCAGGCTGCCCGGCGGGGTGCTGGCGCTGAACATGGCTTCCTTGAGCCGGGCCTGCGTGCGTTTGAGCACGCTCACGTAGTCCTCGGGCCCGTCGTTCATCATCGCCTCGAAATCGGCGGCGGTGAGGGCGTCCATCGCCTCTGGCTCATGTTCCGCGTCACCGGCCGGGGCGGGAGGCGTGGTGATGCGGCTCATGCGCTTGGCCTTGCGGTAGGCGCGCTGCTTGCATTTGGCCGAACAGTATTTCGCTTTCTTTCCACGGCCGGACGGGGTGAACGGCTGGCCGCATTCCTCGCAGATCACCGCGCTCACCTCCAAAAAAACGTAACGGGATAACGTAACGGCCGGCCAAGGCGTTACGTTTTGACATGCCGGGGAGATATCGGCCCT